AACCCATTTAAAACAACAGGGTGATGAGTTAGATAAAAAAGTTGCTGAACAAAATATAAAATCTATTGAATTACATAATAGTTGGATAGTTAATTCTATTAAAGGAGATTTTAATCCACCACATATGCATTTTGGTATGGTTTCTGCGGCAGGTTGGTTAATGATGCCAAAATCTGTAGAAGAAAACAAGGAAAGAGAACACGCAGGATGGATAGAATTTTTATTTGCTGACCCACACCCTTTTGTTATTCCTAAATATGCTGTAAAACCAGAAGTAGGAAAAATATTTTTCTTTCCTAATTGGTTACAACATCAAGTATATCCTTTTCGTGGAGATGGAATAAGAAGAAGTTTTTCTTTTAATGTTAGTTATAAATATTAAATGGATGAATTTTGGAAATGGTGGATATTAAGTATGGTCACTATTAATACTTGTATAAATAGTATTGTATTTATTGTAGGTAGAAAATTTAAAAAGGCAAAAAAGAAATGATAACAAAAGAAATTTTATCTGAGGCTACTAGATTAGTTGGCACAGATAGACAAAAGGATTATGGAGACAAGGTAGAGAACCATAATAATATAGCTAAGTTATGGTCGGCATACTTAGATGTAAAAATTGAAGCACATGATGTAGCTATTATGATGGCTTTATTAAAAATTGCAAGAACAAAACTTGGGGCAGTTAGTAAAGACACTTATATTGATATGTCTGCATACAGTGCAATAGCAGGAGAAATAAAATGGAGAAAGAAGTAAATTATATAATGTCGGAATCGACAAGGTCAGTTATACTAAAATACATGTATACAAGACCTTACCAAGAAGTAGCACAAGGTATAGCAGTATTAATGCAAATGCCTAAACTTGACCCGAAAATAAATCCGAGTTTTGTGCAAGATGATAAACCAAAGTCAAAATAAAAAAAGGGAGCACGAAGCTCCCCTTTTTAAAACTGTAGTATCTATTAATACTGATGGTAATTTAATTATTAATCATGAGTATCCTAACCCCAAAACAATAGTTGAAAGATTAGAAAAAGACACTCATTATAAATATATAATATCTGCTATTGTAAAACATTGTATGGCAGAATCTGTTAATTTTGATGAACGATTAAATAAACTTCTTAAACAAATTTAATTACATAACCATTTCAATTGCAAAACTTCCTCTGTGTTCTGTTATAGCTTTTGTTAATGGGATATCCCATTGTGATAAATCTTCAACCCAATTAACTTTTGTTTCAAACCCATTTCCCCATTCTTTAGTTTGAATATTTTTATCTCTTAAAGCATTATGTATAGGTACTAACTGATTATCTGGGTCAGTTAACATATAATTTACTTTACCTGCTTCTTTAGTTTGAAACGCATCATACTTGTAGTTTTTATTTAAATACGAAATATTGTCTTCAATAATTGCCCAAGGATTTGAAGATGTTTTTAAATGATGTAGATTTGCTTCATACCTTTGATTATATGTAGGATTTTCAACAAAATCATCAAGGGTAAACTCAACTTTTTTATCTGTATTACGTTTCCATTTTGATGATTCTTTAACTACCGCAATACTTGAAGGACTTGTATCTGGACTCCATTTTTTTGATGCTGCTACATGTGCCATTAATTCAATATCATTTTCATCACTAAGTTTCCATATTTTTTTAACGTTTAATACCCCTGTAAAAATTTTTGGTGTTTCATACAGTTGTTCTACTGCTAAAAAAGCCTCTTCTTCTTTTGTTCCTGGAGGTAAAGGGTTTCCTTTAGAATCTTTTAATAGGCCACCTTTATGCATTGCATAATATTGTGCTGTATTTATATCATCTGTAACACCATTAAAACCCCCTACATCACTATGTGTTTTTGGGGCTTGAACATCAAATTTCATAAAGTTTTTTGACGTACCATGATAAAATATTTTAGGAATTTTAATTGTTGTATATTTTTTTCCATCAAATACCATTTGAGTTGTAACAAGTGACTCATCTAAATTATTCGCAATATTTTTTAAAGCATTTCCTTCATCAGTTCCAGAAGTTATTATACGAGCAAGTTCTGTTTCAACATCTTTTACAAATACATTTTTATTTGTTATAAGACCAAAATTATCTGTTTCTTTACTTATTTTTATATTTGGGTATTGATGGTAAAGATATTTTGGATTACTTTTAATAACAGCAGATACTGCTTGTAAATCTACAAAATCTACAACTCTATTATCTGGATTATTTTTATTCCAATTTTGTACAATTGATATTTGTTCATCTTTAGTAAAAGCATTATCTATTTTTAAAATATCTGCGGATTTAATATTAAAATTTTTATTAAAAAAATTTTTTACTGTCGTAAGTCCTCCAGGTATTGAGCGAACTATTGAAGGAATTGAATATGCACCTATTCCTAGTTCTGACACAGTTTTAGCACCCATTCCAAATTCAAATGGACTTGGTTGTGTAAATGTTTTAATTTCTCCCTCTCCAATAACCATTGAAGGGTCAACATATGTACCTGTAATTGGGTCAAGAACATAATCTTTTTTAGTTCCTGTTGGGTCTATATAACCTGCTTCTTGTAATCCTTCATAAATATTTGCTGCAGGGTCACCTACATATTTAGCAGTTACCATTTCAAAAGGAGCGGATGTTAATCTTAAAAGAAAATTACTTCCCCATTTTGCTGCTTGTGTAATAGGTAAATCATCTTCAAAATTTCCCCATTCATTATGTGCACCTAACCAAGATTGATTATATTTAGACACAACCTCATCTAATATTCTAGTTTTTCCAGGCAAAGAATACAAATTTGTCCATGATTTACTTTCTTCATCATCATCAAATCCTGCATTCCATTTACCATTTCCATTAGAACCTACTGGGCCATTTGGTTGTGTTTCAGTAATAGTTCCTCCAGATTGTGGTGGAACATAACTAGGATTTTTTTCACTTGTTTTTTTTCTTTCTTTAACACCTACATCGCCAACACCAGATAGACCTGCTTGTTGCATAGACTCAGCAGCTTGTTGATAAGGATTAGACATTAATCCTCCTGGGTTATGTCCGGATACGTGTGGCATTATATTTGTATAGGAAATGGATTAGTCATTAATCCTGGTGATAATTCAGTTTCCGGTAATCCAGTTGGATTAGGATTTCTTTCTAATACCGGCATATCAAATTTTGTACCTTCTAAACTAGGCATTTGTGCAGGGTCAATTACAGGAGTTCTTGCTTCTCCAGGCATTTGTTTATCCATTATATCTTCTTGTAATTGTGTTAATGGTTTTCCATCTTCATCATCAACTCGTTGTTTTTCCTTTTGCATAAATTTATTTGTCATAGGAGTATTTGTTGATTTACCTGCCATTGCAGAATATTGTTCCATTAAGTTTCTAAAGTCTACATCATGCATTGCACTAGCTAAATCTCCTGCCATAGAAGGTCTATTAACACCACCTTCCATTGGAGATGACATTGCTAAATCAGTAGGCTCTGACATTAATTGTTGTTTCATTAATCCTGTAGTTATTATTGACATTTATTGTTCTCCTTTTAATTTAAATCCCATATTAACATTATTCCACCTTGTTGTAGAGAATTGCCTATTGATACTTTTCCTTTTCCACCAAAAGGTACAGCAAATTCATGTTCAAGAATAGGTTCTCCTTTTATTGCCCTTTCAATACCCCCTTTTATAATTTTACCAGAAGTTGAATCTTCGTTTAGTAGTTTGTCTTTTGTATCAAGAATAACATCTTTACCTTTTTTAATTGTATTTATTGCCTTATCAATTTTTCCATCTTTAGATAATAATCCTCTTTCATCCATTATCTCTGATACTTTATCTTTTGTTATATTTTTCATAAGACTGCCTACAGTAGGTTTAGTATCAATAGTAGGAACAGTAGGAACAGTTTTTGCTTCTGCTCCATAATTAAATACGGGAGTTATTTGAGTTTTATTCCCCATAGGTTTACTTGTGTCAATCCAAGGTAAACTAGGGTCTTGCATTAACCCTTTATTTAATCTTTCTTCTTGTTGTTTAACCATATTAAAAGAAGCTTGTTCAATAGATTCTTTTGATGGATACCAAGAATTAATACCTTTATTTTTATCAATTATTTTTGCATTAGCTAATACTGTTTGTCTTAAATTATTATTATGAACATCTTGATTATCTACTTTAAATCCCGACCCTATTACATCAAATGCTTCATGTATATTTGCACCCCAAGGATTCATTGCAGACCACATTAAATGTTGTTGTGCATTTCTTTTATCCCAATTAGGTGTTCCATAATTTTTTGTTCCCCATCTTTTTGCTGATGCATTAATAGAAAATTTTGCTGAAGGGTCTAGTTTTGTATATAAATTCATACCAAAACCTAATTTTGGTTTATCATCATCTGGTTTAGGCTTAGGTTTAGGCTTAGGTTTAGGCTTTGGTTTAGGTGGTGGACTACCCAGTCCTGCCGGGCCACCTGTAGAGCCTGTTGTAGGTTTAGGTTTAGGTTTTGGAGGTGGACTACCCATACCTGCCGGCCCACTAGTTGTTCCTGTTGTAGGTTTAGGTTTAGGTTTTGGATGTGGACTACCCATACCTGCCGGCCCACCTGTAGAGCCTGTTGTAGGTTTTGGTTTTGGTTTAGGTTTAAATAAGCTAGTCCAAGAACCCCCATATCGTGAATGTCCAGGTCTGTGTGGCATTTTAATTCGCTAAAGGATTTTTATTTTGTAATTTTATTTCTTCTAA